ATTGTTTCTGTAGCTTTCCAGCAGAGCGACAAATTTGCCACCTGCACCTGCCACTGTGACCACATCAACACTTGTCAGCGGGTCTTCGACCAGCGACTCGATGATTGGTCCTTGTCTACCCTCAGCCTCGCCCATGTAGCTATTGCCCATGGCGTGAATCGACAGACCAATGTCATCTGCCATTTCTTTTATAATCGGCGCATAGTGTGAGTAGAATTCAACGTCAGCAAACAAAGCTCCCTCTCGGAAGTATGAGTTGCTGACAAGCTTGCCTGCTAGTTGGTGAACATCCCGCTCTGGTCGATCAGTCGACTCAGTAGCACTTGGATGGTTCATAAAAACTTTAGTACCCTCTGTAAAAACCTGAGGTCCATATTTGCGGAGCATGTCTGCTGGGTAGTATCCTGAGGATCCCCAGCCGGATTCGATAACCTTGACACGCCATTTATTTTTAGAGTCAGCATTGAATAAGCTTGCGGACTCGTTTAGCTTTGTGGTCATATCACTCCATAACAGAATTATCTAATAGAAATGATATCACAATGGCTTTTCTAGGCAGTTGGTTCATTGTCAGCATCACGCAGGTCATTAGCCTGATCCTGCATAGAACCTACTGCTCCAGACTGACCTTGACCAGGAATTGGACTGCCGTCATCATCGCCTGTGTATGGGTCATCATCTCTTGGAGGTGCTGTATTGTGCATCTTAGGCACATCAAGTGTCTCAATAACTGCAGCACGATATTCGTCATCCCAGATGGCGTTTGTCTCACGAGCAAGTGCAAGAGCTTGCATCAATCTCTGTGATGGCTCAACTTCAATCTTTGGCCATGCAACATCTTGAGTTGGAGCACCCATCCACCTAAGCACACGCTGGTAGAACTGAGTCCAGACTGCCTGACGTGATTCCATTGACTTCAAAGTCGGAATGTCTAGTGTCGCTGCAGTTCCGTAAGATCCACCGCTTCCAGGGTTACTCAAAAGGGTAATCACAGAAACCTCAAGTGCCGAGGCAACCATCGCAGCCAGTGGACGACCTGTTTCTAAATCGACACTGTTTGAGCGAGGCAAGCTTGATAGCTCCATGCCATCACCAGTTACCGCAGTTGAACCTGCAGTCTGTGGAGTAGCCACACTAGCTGCAGCGGCAGTCGCACCAGCTTTAGTCTTTGTGCGTAGTTGCCATGCAAACATAGCTAGTGATTTCAAAAGGCGTGAACCGTCTTTGAGGTACTCGTTGTAGGCATGTGCCCATGGGAGTGCTGGTAATGCATCTGGAACTCCCCAGATTCGACCCGCACGACGATTCACACGACTGTAGAACATTGTTTTGTTTGGATCAACAGGCTGATTCTGAATTGTGCTTGCAAACCTGCCTCGTGGCTGGTAAGTGTCAACCGGATACCAAACATCCTTAGCGATCAAGCTTTCTGTGTTTGTTGGGAAATCCATGTCGGTCTGATTCCAAGTCCTGCGAATGTAGCGAATACGCTCACTGTCATCAGGATCGGTAACAGCACCTGTGATTTCATCAAAAGGAATTCTTTGCAATTCTTTGGTCTTGTTGTCTGCAAGAATAAAAAACTGACCGTCAGTAAAGTGGCTACGCTCGTTGATTAGCTGTGCCTCTGAGCTAAACAGAACATCTTGGTTCTGAGGATTCTCAATTAGTCGCTTGATTCTAGGTGGCTGATCGCCAAAGCTTACCCCACGACCAAATATGTAACTAGTACGCATTGCAGAGCCACGCTTTAGTAGCGGGTTACCTTCTGTGACTTCACGAATCTTAGAAGCAGCTACTCGCAACTCTGTCAGAGTAAAACCGCTTTGTCCAAAGTGTGTGCCTAGTGGATTCCAACCATCATCATCAAACTGAATGATTGCTTGTGCCATTGAAGCGTAAGATTCTCTAAGCAGTTCATTTTCTGCCGTCATCGCCTCAAACTGTTTTATGAAATCAGAGTTTGACAATTGCTTTTCCTTAAAGTTTTAACTAATAATAGCATGTTTTTGCATATAAATTATCAAATTCATGGCATTTTTGGGGTCATTTTTGTAAAGACCTTCGGCTATATTGCACCTTCTGCAGAGAGTGCCCCTTAGACAGTTTCCACAACTAACATTTCCGGGGCAGCAAGAGTGGTCATGGTCAATGCACAGATTGTCGCCAGATCCACAGACCTCGCAACCATTTTCAATAAACTTGTAGTAAGCCTCTTTGTCTAACTTGTATTTTTTCTTAATACTTCTAAGCTTGACTTCTTCTTTATTTCTTTGATATGAAGCTTGGTTGACGGCAACCTTGCAATCTTTGCATCTTCTCTCATATCCATCTTTATATTTTGAAGATTTAAAAAATTCATCTATTGACTTTTCCGTATTACAAACATTACAAATTCTCATACTTAAATTATATCATGCCATAAAAAGCATGATTTGTGGCTACCATGTCCAGCCCGTATAAAACGGGTCTTGAATCATAATTTCTGGATCAGAGTAAACTTTATCTCCTGGCTTCATGTCACCATATGGCGATGCAACTACATGATCTAAGTTCACACAAGCATAAACTGCAGCATCTAAATTGTCAGGTGACTTTACTCCACGGGATCGCATGTCATCTTTTGATTCAATCTGGATTGACCCAAGCTGTGAGAACTTATACCTGAGCATCATCATCTCATCAAATAGACCCTTGTCATCCATGTCGATGTCAATCTTGCCATTTAGCATTTGCTCACGCATGGAATCAAAGTTATAAGCCCTAGCGTTGTAATATCTTGACCTGTCTGGACTTGCCGCAGATCCCATCATAGAGATTACAGTGTATTTGCCATCTGCTAAGACTGCTAACTGGTCAATGACTGGACCACCAAGACCTGCACCGTCGACACGCACCTGAGAAGCCCCAGTTTCAATTGCAGCTTGATGCACACGGTTTGCAGACTCTACAGAGGTTGCTTTACTCCAACTGGCGTAATGTCTCAGCCTGCCATTATTATTTACATAAATAACACTGTCATCTTCACCAAAGCGAGCCAAGTCGACTCCAAGCACAGTGCCAGCCTCAGTATCAGCTTCAATCTCGGTGTCTAGACCTTTGTCAATTGCCTGCTGACTAAAAAAGGCTGTGTCATCTTCATCTGGGAACTCGCCAAGCACTTTTGACTTGAATCTTGCTGAGTCCTCGCCCCAAGCAATTTTTTGCCTGTCAACCCAGCTTGGCTGGATTAGGAGAGGCTTAACATCTTCCGGGACCCACTCGCCAGTGAAATTAGGGCTATCATAGGCAGATATCGAAATCTTGTTCCAAGTTTCGTCTTCTCTGAAAATCCTGTGGAACTCGGTCCCTCGACGGTCCGGATTACCAATGGCAAGTACCCTTGAGTCCGCAGAAGTCGTAACAGCCTCAGCTGCCGTATAAAGGTCAGGGGGGATACCCCCAGCTTCATCCAGAATGACAAATACAAAGCGTCTGTGGATTCCCTGGAACGCTGAAACAATATCCGTATCTGCGGGCCTTCGCCCAAATCCAAGTAAAGTTCCGAACTCATCATTTAGCTTCCATTCTTCAGACTGGTTGATGTGCCCTGGTAACGGATACCCCCTAAGCTTCGCTGCTTTGTGGTTATCCTTTAGTTCTCTAAATAATACACGACTAATCTGTGGATAGGTAGGTGCTGAGGCAATCAGTGCAACTTCATAGGGATCATGTGTAGCGATCCACCAAGCTCCCAAGATACCCGCAGTCGCAGATTTTCCAGCTCCGTTACAAGAAACCACAGCAGTGTGCGTATTATCTACAATTGAGCCAGCGATCTCAGCTTGTTTGCTCCACATGTGCTTTCCCACAACATCAGAAGCCCAAGCGACGGGATCATTCAAGTAAAGGGAGTTTTTACTCCTGCGTCGCATCTCTGCAAGAGCGCCATCAATTGCTGATTCAATCATTTATCAGTCGAGTAAAACCCGCCTCCATTGAATGTCACAGCAGGACTGCCCAATTGCTTAGCCATCAAATTATGACATTTTTCACATATTATGGTCGGTTCGTTCACAAACCCATGGATAATTTCTTTGACATTGCCACACTCGCACTTATAGTCATACATCGGCATCATTCAGTCTCCGCTTCCAACTCGCCCTTGGCTCGTACCAAGCCCTCCATTATTAGCTCATCCAGCTCATCTTTGTCAACTTCTGGGTAACGCACCTTCAATTCACCTTTTGCAAAGTTCAAAGCCGCATCCATTGCCCTGAGCATAATCCGCTGTTGATACTCATTTAGCTTGATAATGTCCACATCGAGGCTTTCCCTCTCTGAGTCAAGCCTGCGACCAATTTCCTGCAAGACTTTTAGCAGTAATCTAGCTGAGTCCTCATCACGCATTTCAATCGCCCGTTGAGACAAGCTGTCTTTTAGTTCGTTTAGCTCAAACAGCAGCAACTGTCGGCGTTCGATTTCGCTCCAGATGTCTCTGTTTGAAAGCAACTGCTTTACATGGAGCACAGCTTGTGCGGCTGGGATGCCTGTTAGTTGCTCCATCTCGTCGCCAGACTTTCCGCTGGCAGCGGCTTTGATTAGGGTTTCATCTAAGAGGGAGACGGCATTTTGTGACATAGGGACATTATACGCTGTCTTTATCGTCATCTAGTCCTAAGGCATGAAGAATTTTATCTATTTTGCCTTCTACTTGCTCTAGATAAGCTCCGAGAGAGTAAACCATCTCTAAGACGGCCTTATTGTCTACTTCTGGCTCTTCTGGCGTGTAATCGTCTGTTAAACCTCTTGCCATACCCGTTTTTCCTTAAAATTAATCGAAAAATTTTTTTATTTGGGGTCTTAGCCCTATTTTATGCCGTTTTGAATTGTTTCAAGGCCAACTTGGATCAACTCAATGCCTCTAGTCTCGACTGGGACCTCAAAATACTCAATTTGCACAGGTCCGTCTTCATCATTGAGGGTCGCGCACATAACGTCAAAGTCAATGCCAGGGTCCGTCTGCTCGATGCACAGCTCAAGGACTTCGTTATCCATACTGATGGTACAAATGATCTCGTTCATAGGCAAAAGCTTAGCATGAAATCGTGGGAAAACAAGGCGAATTGCATACGGTATGTATCCCATGACCTATTCTGTAAATTTCTGCATTTTTTGATTTCTTTAGCGCAAAGAAAAACCCCCGAAAATCGGGGGCTTCTCTGGTTTTGGTTTAATTTTTTGTTTCTTGTTCCCCTTCGCATATTGGGCAAAATGGAGTACAGTCAAAATTTCCCTCATGGTTAGGGCATACTGTGACTTTACTTAATCGGGCATTGTCTAGCATTTCCCTAAGATATGCGACTGCGTAATTATAGGCGTTCGCCTGTCCGTAATGTCTAACTGCCTCGTGTTCGATAATCCATTTGTCAATTGGGCGGATATCTTCTGACGCGTTTTGTGTTTTCTTCTCGTAGTTCTTAGCGATTAGCTCCGCGGTTTCCGCGTCTATCTCTAGCTTGTGGATTAAGTGGCGGATTGTGTCCTCATCCCAATTGTTTAGTTCTTCCATTTTTTTCTCCCTTTTCTTTGTTGTGTTTAGATTATGCCTAGGCCTTGCAAAATAAACAAGGCCGCTAACGGTGTCCCTAGCGCAAAAGTCATTGCGAAATCTTTTAGAAACTGTTTCATTGGTCGGCCTTGTTCCAGTCCTTGTCTGGCGTGTGTGTGGAGATCCCGTAGGCTAAGTTGTGGCCGATTGCTTCGGCGAAAACTTCCACGCTTGTACCTGTTTTCTCGCCATTATCCCAATCGACAACTTCTAGCCTGCCAGTTAGCGTAACGTGCTGGCCCTTTTCGATGGATGTTAGAACGTTCTCGGCTAGTTGGCCGTAGGCTCGTATGGTGTACCAGTTAGAACGTGCTTCGTCCCTATGCTCGACCAGTCGGAAAATAGCCAACCCCTCGGCGGGGCGTGGCGTAGTTGCGACTAGGCCGGTCAGTGTGATTTGTGTTCCGTTCATTGCGTCCTCTTTCGGTTGGGCGGTCGGTTGAACTATTCAAGTCTATCGCTATGTAGCTAAATAGTCCACCCAATTAGGGCATTATTTGGTAACAGTTTGATAACGCTTTGGCGGTTGATTGTGCTACTGTTTAGCGTTACGCTATGTTGCTAAATAGCAAACCCCTATCGGTGGCCCTGCCAGAATTGCTAAAGCGGTTATTAGTTTTAGTAACTATCCACTTGAGAATAGCTGCTGCAACTAATAACCGCTGAGATATAGCTAAGGGCTAAAAACCCGTGAGATATATCACCGAGTAAAAAACCCGAGAGATTTTAGGCGTGATCCATAACCGCTTGCTCATATCCATCAACAAAATCTCTAATCTCATTCGGCCTACTTGAATAAGCTTCCAACGCTTCCGCTAGGTAACTTAGTTCAACATAGCCAGGTGTCTGGTTTTTTAGATTGTAGATAGTTTCCCCAAAGTGTTCTTCCGTCCACCCGATAAGGTCTAGGAACAAACTGTAGGTGTTCGGGTAGCTTTCGTTAGCTGCCCAATTGATTAGGTTAGCTATAGGCCTAGTTGTGTCGTTAGCGGTTTCTAGGTACTCGTATCCGTCCATTGTTGGCATTTCCTTATCCTCTTTCTTTTGTGTTGTGTTTAGAAATTGCGTGGTTGTATTATGACACTAAAATTGTCTGCTTGCAACTTTACGGGCCCTGCCCTGTTCTCTCTCTCTTGCGGTGTAAGTGTCTGCACAACTTGCTCGACTTTTCCAAAGTTGCTAGACAACTTACCTAACTTCAAAAGATGAGCAACAGTTAGTTTCACTGGATAAGCTTGCTTAGCGTCTTCTTTAGTCTTTTCTTCTATGAAATCGCCGAGTGTTCTGCCCTTTTCACTTTCGACCAATTCATCATTGAATGAACCATTGGCGGTAGTGATCACTAAGCTGTCTTCCGTCTTAGTTAGCACAACTTCACCAATTGTTGTTTTCTTTACATTAGTAATTAGCCACTTGCAAGCATTCACGCTTAGCACAAGTTCAGCTGAAACATTTTCTTCTAAGTCGATTGAATAACTGGCCATAGTGTACCTATCGGTGGCTAGGGCTTTTAGCTTGCCATCAGCAATAGATAGGTAAACCCTAGCTAGCTCTGGATGAGCGTCCCTGCCCTTTTGGGCGAATTCGGACAAGCTGGCAATAGATACTGCTTGATTAGTTTTTAGTGTGATCTCCATTAGATCTCCCTTTCTTTGTGTTGTAATTGCAACTTAGCACAACTGCCAAACTATTGTCAAGTATTTTTTAAAAAAAAGTTTTTTTGTTTTTTATTTGACAATTTCCAATTACTGCCCTAGTGTTCTTTTCGGGTCGAGTGATCAATGACTTCTTCCCCCTTTCTTGACATTGATCACTCGATCTTTTTTTATGCTCAAAATATCGATCCAAAATTGCTTCTGAGATAGGCCTAAAACATAAAAAACCCTGAGACAAATTCGTGTCGTGGAATGAATTTGTTCCACCACTTACTCTCTCCTCCAAACTATTCATAATAATAATATATATATATATAATCGAGGAGAGAGAGGGCTTATAAAAACAGCGATTTTGGATCGTATTTGCACAATTCTGCGTACAAATTCGTCTAAATAATCGTATTTGCGCCAAAATCCAAAACACTACAATGCTATACATTACAAAAAACGCTATTTGAAATAGTATTATAAATAGTGTTTTTTGTAATGTATAGTGTTATAGTGTTTTGCAAGTTGCGTACAAATTCGTTTTTTGGAACAAATTTGTTCGCTTACTTGACAACATAATAATAATCACTTATAGTGATCCACAACACAACCTAAAGGGGTAAAAAATGCAACAAATAGAAACAGGAAGAATAATCGCAAACTGTATTGAATGCGGAAATAATGTAGCGGTTTGGGACGATGATCCGAAACCACTTTGTGAGTTTTGCGATCACGCCGAAACTTGCTTACCACCAAAAACTATCGTTTTTTATCAAGCGTGGTTTACTGGCACAGCAACAGCAGAATGTACCACTTGTAGCTATTTGGCAACTGGTTGGGAATGTAATTGCGATCTTGAACACGACTGCAAGAAACACTAAGGAGAGATAACTAATGAACGCATATAAGGTAACCATATTAGGCAGTAACTACAGCATTACAACCGATGTAATGGCAGTGAATGAAGATCTTGCTTTTCAGCAAGCCCTTTACACGCTTATAAACAGCACACCAAAAATCGACCTATTCGATGAAGAACTAAGGTATGAAGCCGAGTTTTTGGAGGTTGTCGAATGATCGAATACACACCAACTACGCCAGCAACTGCCGAGGCTTTTGACTATGGCTATGCAAAAGGCGTTGAGGAAGCCTTAGGAGAGCTATACGAGGTATTTGGCACAGAGCTAGAGGCAACAAGCCTATGGAAAGAATACATAGAGAAAGGAGACGATTATTCGCTAACACCAGTCAAAAAGAAAAAGTATGTATTCGTCTACTCCTACGACCACGAGTATGACAAAAGACCATATGTCGAGGTTTTTGAAACTGAACTAGATAAAGACGGCACAGAGCAAATTGGCAGAAGTTTACAGATACACAGATACACCGATAGCGACTGCAACTGGATTGACAACAGAGAAGGCGGGACATTCTTAGGGCAGTCAAGTTGGTATGAGATCTTGACAACAGAGGACAACTGGCAAACCCAATTCCCCGAAACTATTGTGCAGAAGCTACAAAGTTTGCCAGAATACGAGAGGTTAGAAATATGAGAACGGTTAGGTTATCTGGCAATGACTTTGCCGAGATAAGGCGAATTGTCGAGTTGTATGTTCTCGAATGGGAGCTACTAGGCAAGACACCACCAGAAGAAGCACAGACACTATATAGAAAGTTGAGAGATCAATGATCGAATTAGCACAACACTTAGGACACAGGATCTATGTAGCCAGATATGGATACACAGATAACACACACCACCACGCAATTGAATGTATGGATTGTATGGAGATAATCATTGACGATGAAGGAGAAGAATAATGCAACACAAAGTTAGTTGGGACATTCAGGATTTAGTGGATCAGCAACAAGAGATAATGATGAAAAATCCCGATAAGTATGAAGAACTCACCCAAAGTGAGCAGGATCAAATTTGGGAAGACTTGTCGGGCATTATAAGTAAGTCAATTGACGAACACATAGGTGAAGTTTTACACGAGATCGAATACGCCATAAAAGACAACCTAAAGCCAAAGGAGGAATAATGCGAGGATATGTAGAGGCATTAGAGAACGCACAATACAGTAACCCCAATGCTGGATATGACGAGGTTATGGACAGCTACTACGAGGCGATTGATATCGCCAGAGATAACGCCAAATACGAGTCAGAGGAGGACGAATAATGGGATTAGACCAGACTTTTTACCTTAGAAAATGGGTTAGCTCGATTGACTGGATCAAGACCAATGGAGGAGAGTTAGTTCACAATGAGGAGTATGACAAGCTAACACAAGCGTTTTTGCCATTAGACATTGACAACCACGCTAAGCACAAGTCGGCACACATTGAAGTGAAGCTAACTGAATTGAGAAAGTTATATCCGCTTGAGAATTGGCTTGACGCTAATTGTGAGTTTGCAGAAGACAGAGATGAGTTTGAGATCTCGCTGGACGAGTTTGAGAACTTAGCTAAAGCCTGCCGAGAAGTTGTGCAAGCTTCACACCTAGGATTTGAGGTAGAGCGTTTTCAAAATATATTTTTCAAATATTTCGGAAGCGTGAAAGATTACACAACTGAAGATCTTGAGCATTTTGTGCAAGAGCTGGACAAGCTTGCCGATTGCATTGACGATACATTGAAGCTAACTAAGAGAGATGGATTTCACTACGAGATCAGGTATTCGAGGAGCTACTGATGGAATACACATTTTTTACTTATAACGAAAACGGTTATGCAGTCGCTGAAGCCTATGTAGGCAGTAATCAACCGATACACACGCTGAAGCTACCATTGCAAGAATTTTATGCAGGAGAAGTTGCATATCTACTTGACAACGAGGACTGGATGGACGATGCTGAGAATTATGAACATTACAAAGAGATGGACTGGAATAGTTTCACAGAAGGTGACACGCCTCCACTAGTGAAGTGGTGGCTTGCCAGCCTCCCAACACCAACACGCAAACAAAGGAGAGAAAGTTGGATAGAACCGAGCAAGAGTATGCCCTTATGGAAATGGCTACTTGGATTGATACGGTGGCTAAGACTGAGTTAGAACTCGGACTTGCCACACACACAGCAAAGATTGCTCTCGACCAGGCAATTGAGTTTATTGAGAGAAACATTGCTGATAACCCCGACAGAGATAGAGCTGTCATTGACCTAATGAAAACAAGACTAAAGATTTCGGAGAAACTAAATGAATAAGCAAATACTAAATGAAGTAGAGATTGAAGTCTGGGACACCGAGAGTGGCGTTGATATCTACGATCAAGATCCAGACACCATTGACTTGAGATTGACCGTCTATAAAGCTAATGATGACTATGTGACCTACAAGTCAATTCAGCTAGGCGTGGATCAATTTGCAGAGGCAATGAATAAGGACATAGAGAGTGGTTTTGGGTTCACAGAGTGGATGACTGGATTGTATGCATTGACACAGTATTCATTCCCTAAAGATATCCAGAACTTTATTATCTACACAATTGCCGAACAGGAGAACATTACTGTTGGTGAGATTGAGCAGATGATCGCTCACGAGAAGAACGAGTTAGCAAAGCTAGGAGTCTGATAATGACACAGCAGTATTTTGACGCTAACGGAAACTACGGTGACGCTGAAGACTTGATTATTTGCCATACAGACTCGTTTACGGATGAGGATTGGGCGATGATCAAGTCCTCACCTGCCGACCTGCGGCTAGAAGTCGTGGAGCTGATACTAAAGAAAAAGAAAACAACACAGACAAGGACACTAAAAGGATTATGAGTACTTACGATGTAAAGGTGACCGGTGATCTCAATAGAGTCGGAACATTCCTAGCAGACTTGCTAGAGAGACAGATAACACCACTAAACCTGAAATACCACAACCTAAAGATTGATGACCTGAAGTGGATGACACTTGAAGGCGGATCATCAGAGAGTAAAGGTCGTGTGCATATTCACGAGGATAAAATCAAGCGATTGCACCTGACCCAAATCAACAAAGAATACAACATCAAAATTACAGCACAGAAAGTAGAAGGCAAATGAACCTAAGCACACAAGCAAAGAACGCATTAGACAGAGTAGTGAACACCCAAGTGTCCTACAAAATCGCCAGAGAAGGCTTTGAGCGTGAACTACAAGCAGAACTACAAGAGAAGCTAAAAGAGTTTGTAGAGCAACGCAATAGGGCTGTGATTATGGCAGATAGAGCTGGAGTGCCGAGGACTCAAATTGGCAAAGCAATGGGAACTACTAATTACCGAACTGTGCAAGAGATCCTAGAGGATGCAGCTGAGAGCGTGGACTTTGTAGCTGGTGAGCGTGAAGATTGGGCAGTAGCTAAGGTCGAGAACGGTTATGAGCTGTCTATTGTCGAGCTAGGTGCTGGAGCAGTTAGCGGTACAGCAATTGTGCGTGTAGTAAATGGAGAGCTTGAGTTTGTTCAAGGAGATCCGTTTGTTGTGCCACAGGTTTACCGCAACAACATTGCACCTGAGATTATTGAGGCAATATCCTAATGTCCTGGGTGCTAGGAGTCTTAGCTGGCGTATTAGCTTTATTTGTTTTGTTCAAGATAGAGGGTAAAAAAATGAGCAAGCAAATAAATGATTTAGGCGATCCAGTTGTAGACAGGACAGAATACGAAAATCTTTACACAACACAGGAGCAATACAACCGATATGACGGAACAGAATATTGACAGGCTAAAGCCATATGACTATCAAGAGAGAGATATACAAAAGCTAGTAGACAACGGAGGCACAGGGATTATTGCAACACAAGTTGGTGGTGGTAAGACTTTGGTTGCCATTGAGGTTGCTAGGCGGCTTGAGACTCGTAGTCACTTGGTAATAGCACCTAAGGGAACTCACAAGAGAGCTTGGGAGAAAACTATCAAGAGGCAAATACCAGACGCTGAAGTCTTTTACCTAAACAGCACTAAAGCTGGTAAAGAAGCTTGGTCGTACTTACAAGATGATCGACGTGGCTGGTACATCATCTCGCCAGAGTATTTTCGTAAGTTTCATTGGGGATCTATAACTCCAGACTTTGCTGTCTTTGATGAAGTTCACAGAGCTAGTAATCGTAAAGCCAAAACATCCACAGCGTTATCGACGCTGAGATCAAATTGCAGAATAGGTATGAGCGGCACAATTGCCGGCAACAAGATAGAAGGCATTTGGTCTGTGCTTCGATGGGTTTACCCTGCTGTCGCTGGCAGGAGCTTTTGGAGATGGGTCGATGAATACTGCTATACAAAGTTTGATCCATTTGCAGGCAAGATAGTTGCTGGAGAAAGAAAGCCAGGAGCGATTGTAAATTCGATCCCCTGCTACATTCGACACCTAAAAAGGGAACGCTGTTGTGAGTTTCACCCGAACGGAATGGATGCAGATCTTCCAAGTATGGTTACAGAGGAACGCGTTGTGCAGCTGAGTCCAGAACAGAAACGCATTTATAAGAAGTTTGAGAAGGACTTGCTTGTGTTCTTAGAAGGTAACCCGATGGTGGCAGAAGTGCCAGTTGCAAGCCGAATTCGCTTGAGGCAGATAACTTTAGGAGTTCCCACAGTCACCGATGAAGGTGAAGTCACCTTTGCTGAGGATTGCAAGTCATCCAAGCTTGATGAGCTAAAAACGATCATTGAGGACTTGCCAGATGGTGAACCAATACTGATACTCACTCACTCTCAGAAGTTTGCTCAGGTAACCGCTAAGCGGTTGGGGGAGAAAGCTTTTGAGTGGTCTGGCAACAAATCCCAAAGTCAGAGAGATGAGGCATTAGAGAAGTTTATTGCAGGTGACTTACAATACATAGTCGCTGTGATATCTGCCATCGGTGAAGGTACTGATGGCTTACAGGAGCGATGCTCCACCGTAGTTTGGCTAAGCCGAGATGACAACCGATTGCTCAATGAGCAAGCAGCTGGTCGTTTGGATCGTCGTGGTCAGAAGTCTTCTGTGACAAGTTTTGACATTATTGCAGAGGACACATATGATGAAGGACAGTTGAGCAAGTTGATATTTGATCAGCTGACAATGAATAAATCACTAAGGAGAGAAGATGGCTAGGATAAGTGACTTTGATGACAAAGAAGTCTTTGATATTAGGCAAGATGCACTGAGTATGGATGAGGCAGCTCAACATTATTACAGTGCTTATAAGAGAGGTTTAGCAGAAGGTAAGAGAATAGCAAAGCAAGATATTGCTGAGGCAAAAGCTCAGCTAAAGAAGCAGGCAAGCACCACACCTGGACCAGTTTTTATGGGCATTATGAACTGGCTAAATGCTTTAGAGGCTAAATACTAATTTTGAATTTTGGTATGTCATTAGATAGTTAAGCTGGTATTATATGCCAAACTATTTCGATGGCTCCTAAAATCCGGTTAGACGAATCTGCACTATGGAAATCAAAAGATGCTCAACAAAAGTGGCGAAAGCTTACCGAGGAGCAACAAAAACTTGATAACACAAAGTGTCAGATATTCCCAGAGCCATTCATAGATATCCCACAAATCATTAGTGATGATCACGCTGAAGAGCTGTGCCATAAATGTCCGTTGCTAAAACTATGCTACGACTATGCAGTAGCTAATGATGAAACTTGGGGGATCTGGGGTGGTGTCAATTTTACAGACGCACAACAACACATACAGGAGTAGGTTTGTCCCTATTATTAGAGGCACTAAGAAAATTACAGCAGGATGAGACAGTAGATTGGACAAAGGAGGCGGCTTGTGCAGAGACAGATCCAGAAGCATTTTTTCCAGAGAATATGTACTTTGCAAAAGAAGCCATAGCAGTATGCAACACCTGTCCGGTTATGGACAAATGTTTGAACGAAGCCTTGAGTATGGAAAATCCATCGGGAGTATGGGGCGGAGTAGACTTCACCGTTAGAAGTCGAACAAGTAGAAAGAGAATCAATGAAGCAATCAGACTTCGACGCAGCGGACTTAGCCCTAAGGCTGTTGACGCAGAGATCCGAAAGAGATCTACAAAAAACCGTTGGGGCTAGTCAGATTGGCGATCCTTGCACTTACCACTTAGCTCAAGCGATGTTGCCTCGTGAAGACGAGGAGCACGAAAGCAAGTATTGGCTAGGTGCAAAGATTGGGACTGCTGTTCACTACTTGCTTGAGAGCTTGGTTGAGGATGCAGACTTGAGCGAATTCCCGGAGCTAAAAGGTGCAAAGGTGGAGCAGAAAATTCACATTGGCACAATAGAAGGCTACGGAGAAGTGAACTCCAAGCCAGACTTGGCATTAGTTGAAGAGAAACACTTGATCGACTGGAAGACAACAAGCAGAGCAAAGAGTAAGAAGTTGCAGTTTGCTTTTGACTATCCAGATAAAGCAGACCAGGATTCTTTATACACTGTGCAGAAGTACACAGCACAGACTCAGCTTTACGGCTGGGGATTGAATAGGGCAGGGATTGAGATAGACAAGCTAAGCCTTGTGTTCATCAACAGAGATGGCACAACAAGTAGCGACATCTGGTCGACAACCTTTGACTATTCAGAAGAATATGCAATTGCAATTTGGGAAAGATTAGAAAACATCTGGACATTATTGCAAGACTATGCAAACATAGAGGATATGGCGAGGCATCCGAGTTGCTTCAAATGTAAATCTAGCAACACGCCGAGTCTCATCATAAAGTAAGACAAATACGTGCTAACTTAATACCACACGACACGAGGAGGTTGAATTGTCGGAAACTAAGTTCCCAGCATTGGCTTTTAGTAAGGCCATCAAAAAAGCGGAACAACTAAACACACCTAAGTCAGTTTTGATTTACGGTGATCCAAAGAACGGTAAGACTTGGCTTGCAGCTAGTGCAAGTGAGGTAGCCGATCTGAGCCCAGTTCTATTGATTGACGTTGAGGGTGGAGCAAGTGCTATTGCCCGTGACTGGAAAGATGTAGACGTTCTAGCTGTCGATACGCACGAACAGCTAGATATGGCAATCGAGCAGCTAGTGAACGAAGATCACGGCTACAAGACTGTCATTATTGACACCTTGGGTGTCGCTATGGATAGAGCCGAGAAGGTCTTCGAGCAGAAAACAGAAAACTTGAAGAATCCTTTTGGTAAGTGGGGTGACCTAAAAGAGTGGGCTAACGATATGATTCGTAAGCTACACCATGCTCCATTTATGGCTGTGTTTATTGCACACGCACAGGATGAAAAGGATCAGACAACTGGCGCAATCAAAACTGTGCCAATGTTGCCAGGTTCAATGCGTAGCACACTCCCAGCAATCCCAGACATCATTGGTTATATGACCAGTGAGCGTACTGAAGAGTCAGTAAAGCGTTCTGTGATTTTGCAGGGTAGTGATCGTCTAGTATCTGGTAACCGCTTTGGTCTGCCAGCTCAGATGAAAGACCCTTCTATGAAGAAGATCATCACAACAATAGAGAAGATAGGAGAAGCTAAGAAATGAGTTTCACAATCAACGTACCTGAGGATGCAGGTACATCAGCACCACAGACCGAAATGGGTCCAATTCCAGCAGGGACTTATGCCTGCAGCATCTTTGATGCAACCGCAGAAGAAGTCCGTTCAGGACCAAATGCAGGTAAACCACGCTGGAACGTTCAGTTCAAGGTAACTGAAGGCGAGTACGAGAACCGTCGCGTATTTGCGTACATTCCACTTTATGTTGCCGGAGACTTTTGGAAGACTCAGGCGTTCTTCACTGCACTTGGCTACGATGTCAAGGGTGAGTTTACTGTGCCAGACATCAGAGACGTGCTAGGTAAGTCTGTTGACGTAAAGGCGACAGTTCGTGAAGCACAGGGAGATTACCCAGCCAGTAACAATGTTGCCGGATTTGTTAAGGCTTCCTCCTCCGCAAGCTCAGAGTCGAAAGATCTCTGGGTCGAATAACGGGCGGTAGGGGTGCGGCTACCATATCAACGCACAGCCCTAATGGTTACCACGTTTTTCGGTTCTCTTTCCGTGGTCTAGGTTCGATTCCTAGAAGGGCGCAAAAAGGAGGATAATGAAAGCCAGAGATTTTTTTGAGAGCATCTTTGAACAGGGCATGGGTTATGCCACTGTTGTTACCAAAGATAATAACGGTCAACCGACTGTGCAAAAGTGGTTTAGTTATCCTGAGCAACTTCAAGAGATGGTTGAATACTCAGAGAAGTATGAAGATCAAGATGTTTACTTTTCACCGATTCTATTTAACGACAAAAGGCGAATAAGAGAAAACGCTAAAGCAGTTTCTGTTGTCTATGCCGATGCGGATACCTGTCATCCAGATAACTTTAGATTGCCACCGAGCATCACTGTGCAGACAAGTAATGGAAGGTGGCACGCTTACTGGATGCTTGAAGGAGTTGGCGATCCGCAGAGAGTTGCCCAGCTTAGTAAGAAGATTGCCTACGCACACAAAGATCAAGGCTGTGACTTATCTGGATGGAACCCAACAAAGCTGTTGCGAGTGCCAGGAACATCAAATACAAAGTATGAAGTCACAGAAGAGGTTTGGGCAGAAGCTAGTGGTTTGGTTTATGGCATCTCTGACATAGAGGCAGTCTATGTAGATGTAGAAGTAGAAGATGTTCCAGTTGCAGTTGAGAGCAAAGATGCTCCAGAAGAAGGACCAAGGCTTATTGATGTATTGGCTAAGATTCCAGCAAGCGGAAATATTATGGAGCTTTACACCGAAACTCCACCTGCTAATGCAGATATGTCAAAGCGACTTTGGAGATTAGAGCTAGAGCTATTTAGAGTTGGTCTAACTCGTGAAGAAGTTTATGTAGTTGCCAAAAATGCAAAGTGCAATAAGTATCACCATCCAGATAGACCAAGAAGAATGGATCCCGACGGTGATCTCTGGCGTGAAGTCCAGAGAGCTGAACAGAGCTACCAGATTATTGAGGATGAACCACTTGAGGAAATTATTGAGCATCGTGAGCAAAAGAAAGAGATTTCTTTTCTTGAGGATGAAGAACGTGAAATCGTAAAAGGCACTACGACTTTTGTTGATAAGTATGTTGATTGGACTCGCAAAAAGACCGACGGTGCTGTTGAGTTTCAGATTGCAAGTGCCTTTACAATTCTTTCTGCTGCATTTTCTGACACTGGTCACGGAACTCCACGCTACGGAAAGCTGGGTCTAAACCTTTGGTTTATGGTGCTTGGTGAAACAACTCTTAGCCGTAAGTCAACCTCAAGACAGCTAATGTTGAGAGTGCTCAGGGCTTATGAAAGTTATGTTGGCTATCAGATTGACATCGGATCAAACGTAACCGCAGAGGGTTTAGTAAAGCACTTATCTGGTCGAGATGGAATGACAAGCCTGTTTCACCGAGATGAGGTGCAGGGAATGTTCAAAGAGTTTATGACTAAAACTTACATGGCAAACGCTGCAGATCAGTTTACTGAGCTTTACGATGGCTCTGTGCCAGTTGTTATTCGATCAACTGGAGGATCAAGTGGAACAAGTGCTGTGCAGTCAGACAGAGCCGAGACACACTTTTTGATGTACCTGATGGGCATCACAAGCAAAGTCTCAGAAATTCTTACTGTTGATTACTTCCGCTCTGGATTCTTGGCAAGGTTTCTTTACGCAGTTGCAGATGCACCACCAAGAACGTTTGAAAAAGAAGCTATTGAGCAAGCATCAGAAGAAGATGTAATTGCCGTCCAAGATTTTGAGATGGATGAAATTGTGCGGTCTTTGTATGATGCCAAGTTGTTCTGGGAGAAAAAGGGAGCACCGTTTCCAAGACCAGTAAGAATGACTGACGAAGCACTAGAGCGTTTCAATGCTTTCAAATGGGATATGGGAACTTGGGTCGAAGGTCACCCGAACGAAGAGAGTATTGAACCATCTAGACAGCGACTTGCATTGTCGATTTGGAAAGTTGCGATTTTGATTGCGATGTACGAGAAGTCATCAGTTGTTGAATTGAAGCATGTGCTGATTGCAATCAACTATGCAGAAGGATGGTTTGAGTCTTTGGTTAGGATGGCTAACTCGATTAGTGAATCAGAATGGCAAAGGGAGCTTGACTCGCTAGAAGCCTTTGTGACTAACAAGGGTGGCAAGGTCAGGTTTGATGAAGCGTTTAGAAGGTTTGGATCAAAGCGTAAGCGTGAGTTTGACGAAATGATTGAATCACTTAGGTCACAAGGGAGATTGAGAATGTATGTAGACACAAACAAGACTTATTTGGAGACACAGGTATGAAACTACAAGAAAAGTTAGCTGCAATAGCTTTGGCAATAAACATTCGCGATAACAGTGAATCAATGCAACCAGACAAGCTAAGAGAAAGTTTGCAAGAGCTAAACAAATATCAAATGTTTTCTATTAGGCAGATAGGAAATATTGCCGATAAGCCAGCAAGTAGTTTGTATCGCTTTTTGCAAAAAGAAGATAGGTACGGCGGAAAGCTAAACCCAGCACACTTGGAAACTCTTAGATCTTTGATTTTCCAAAACGATAGGGGAGAAGTGGATTATCACGCCGCTGGGAAGTTGGTAAAGGAGGGGACAAGCATTGACACCATTCACAAGTTTACGAATATCCCAAAGTCAACAATCTACAGGAAGTGCAAAGATGTCTAGATTAGTCTCAGTCGATCCAGGTGTCACCACTGGTGTTGCTTTTATTAGTTATCACGATGATGGCGTAGAGCTTGAACAAACATTTCAAGTTGGTAATGGTCGAAGAGGGTTCATTGACTTTTTGCACAGAGAAATAAAAGAAAACTCGATTCCCGTGGAGACTTTTGTGTGCGAAGACTTTATTCTTAGACCAGGAGTCCACGGTGCAAACATAGAGCCAGCTTTTGTGATCGGTGCTATGGAGGGGATTTTGAAGGATCACAAAGTAAACATGCAAGAAGCGGGCTTGAAGAAACTTGTAAATGATGAGCGACTAAAGAAAATGGGAATGTTTAGTACTGGCTGGCCCCATGCAAATGATGCAACACGACACGGTATAATTTACTTACGTAATAAAAAACATATGCCAACGTTGCTGAAAGGCTGGGACTAAGTGCCCTACTACATCTCAGAAAATCATCCAGACTGCTCAAATTGGGCTGTTGTGAAAACCGACTATGAGCTTGTTGCGTGTCACGCAACACGCAACGATGCAATCGCACAAATGGTTGCACTTAGCGGAGCAGAAGATTTAGAGCCAGGTGGAACTCACCCAAGAGATGAGCAAAGGTCAGAAGCAAAGAAGCCTAATAAAAAAATCAAAGTTAGCGAAAAGACAAAGACTGCTCTTGAAGCTAAAGTAAAAGAACACAATGAGAAGATGCAAAAGGCTAGTAAGCCAGAGCACACTCTTGCAACCTATAAACAACTTGATCGTGTTTACCGTAGAGGTGCAGAAGCTTACGCAATTTCACATCGTCCAGGAGTCAGTCGTGCTGCTTGGGCAATGTCGAGAGTAAACTCACACCTTTACCTACTTAGAAACGAAAAACCTAAAGATCCGAAATATACAGCAGACAATGATCTTCTAGCAGAGAGTCACCCAATGTCAAACAAGTCAAGCAAGCTAAAAGAAGTTATGGACACAGATTTATACAGTCAGCTAGAAGGCGACGAGAAAGCTCTAGTAGATGCAATGTATGCAATTGTGCAAGAGTATGGTCGCTTTGGTGGCGAAGACAGCACAGTTTATGTTGAGTACCAGTCACCAGCTGAAAACGACAACAAGGACAACGGAATCAAGTGTGGCAACTGTGTGTTCCATTATGAAGCAGAAGACGGCATTGCTTGTTCTGCAATTAATGCAGAGATTCAAGATGGTGGATTGTGCCGACTAGCAATGGTCCCACCGGGATACTTCCAAGAAACTATCAAGGTTCGTGAAGCCGAGAAGATGTATAAAGTGCCTGAAGGTGTGCAAAATGCCGCTAAGAGAGCACAAAAATGGATCGAAGAAGGCAAGGCGGGAGACGGATTTACTGATGTTGGTCGTCGGCGAGCCACGCAGCTTGCAAGCGGAGGTTCTGTCAGTCTAGACACTGTTAAGAGAATGAAATCTTATTTAGCTAGGCATCAAGTTGACAAGAAAGCAGAGGGTTTCAATGCAGGAGAAAAAAATTATCCTTCTCCAGGTAGAGTTGCTTACGACGCTTGGGGTGGAGACGCTGGCTACACTTGGACCAAGGGATTGAAGCTTGACGAATAGTTTCTACGTTTTACGAACAAAGGCGCAAAAATGAAAATCCTCTTTATAGATATAGAGACTACGCCCATGACGGCTTACACCTGGGGCCTCTGGCAGCAAAACGTTTCACTAAGTCAAATTATTGACTCTACCGAAATGATGTGCTTTGGTGCTCGCTGGTATGGCGAGAAAAAAGTGCACTTCAAATCTGTTCACCATCATGGCAAAGAAGATATGCTTGAGTCTGTGCACCAACTACTAGATGAAGCCGACGTAGTTGTTGGATGGAATTCAGCATCCTTTGACAGCAAGCACATCAAGCGTGAGTTACTAGAGGCACAGATGCTGCCACCATCACCATATAAAGACATGGACTTGATGAGAGTAGTAAAGTCTCAGTTTAGATTCCCAAGTAACAAGCTTGATTATGTAGCACAGAAGCTGGGCGTAGGTGCAAAGGTACAACACTCTGGTTTCGAGCTTTGGGTCAAGTGCATGGCGAATGATAAAAAAGCTTGGGCAGAGATGAAGCGATACCAGATTCAAGATGTTGACTTGCTGGTTGATCTTTATGAGAAGCTAAAGCCTTGGATCAAAAACCATCCTAACGTGGCTCTTTATGATGGCATTGAAGACGGTTGCACAAACTGCGGATCTCAGCACTTGCAGAAGCGTGGATTAGCTAGAACTAGCACGGCAAGCTATCAAAGGTATCAATGCCAGAGTTGCGGTAAGTGGCAAAGGGGAGCAAGTTTAGTAGGGAAGTCTACGAATAGGTCAATATAATGTTCGGCTGGTTCAAGAAGCGTAGCAAGAAAAACGAAATGCCTGCCGATCCTTTTGAGGGGTTAGAAGACACTGGACCAGAGTTTGTAGTTGAACAATACTTTGATGAAGAACGTGGCTTGACTATCTGGATTGAGCTTGTGTGCACCTGCGGCTTACCGGTTGCCAGAAAAGGTGAAGACAGTTTTTATTGCCTACACTGTGATGAAGGATGCGATGAAGATCCAGCTCGCTGTAAGTACTGCCAATACGCAATGATGGACAGAGAAGAAGAAGACGAGTTCTGATCGTTCACGCATAAATTGCAGTAAAATGCAATAATTACCGCATGATTTGCGTCAAATATGCGTGTTCGTGCAGTGAATAAAATCGTGAATTTGTAACAAGTGTTGATACAAAATCACATACCAACACGTAATAAGCTAAGTGTTGGCAAAACTACCGCTAAACCGTTATATTTTTGACAGGAGGCAAAAATGACAGATACACCAGAGGAAACCGCTAGGAAGCGGCAGCTATTGAAAGAGCTTATTCAGCTTGAGCAAGAAGCGGGATTATATGACGAGATAGTGTCTCCGGAAGAGGCTGTTGCAATAACCAAGCAGGTCAGGAAAGAGCTTTATGAGGAAAGAGAGCGTGAGCGTAACCGCATCGTGTCCCGATTGAAAGAGTACGTAGAAGACCTTAGACTATGCAGCAAGAAAGACAGCTGTGCTGATATTGCTGATGCGATCCAAGGACAGATTGAAGAAATAACGGGAGAACAAATGGATAACGAAGAGTTTATTGACGGCATGGCAGAAGTGCATGAGGTTGTTTATACGACCTTAGACAGATTGCAGCAGAGCATAAACGACATGATGGGTGTCTACATGGACATGCCAGACGACATCACAAGGCAGAACCCAGAGGTCAAAGAGCTATCAGCTATGCACGCAGTGCTCAATCAGTTTAGGGAGATGTTCATTGACAACTATGATGAGGCCATGCGTAACTATTACTCATCAAAATCTTGGCGTGAGGATGCAGAAGAACTAAAAGGCGAATGGCCTGAGGTATGAGGACTAATGCCAAGATTTACATAGGTGACGCAGTCGAAGGAATGAAGCAACTAGAAAACGAGTCGGTGCAGACAGTAGTTACATCTCCTCCTTATTGGGGACTAAGGGATTATGGACAAGAAGCACAGCTTGGACTTGAGTCAACACCTCACGAGTTTATAGAGAACCTTTGTAAAGTCTTTGACGAAGTTTGGAGAGTGCTTGCCGATGATGGGACTCTTTGGGTGAACTTAGGTGACAGCTATGCGAGCTTTAGGGATAGTAAGTCAGTGCCAGACAGTCTTAGAGAAGGAGACGGAACAGCAGTAGGTCAGGCCAGTAATGGTAATCCTGAAATGCTAAGGCAGTCAGGTCTTAAGCATAAAGACTTAGTTGGAATTCCGTGGAGGTTTGCTTTTGCTATGCAAGACCGAGGTTGGTATCTACGCCAAGACATTATCTGGGCAAAACCGAACCCAATGCCAGAGAGCGTGAAGGACCGTTGCACTAAGTCGCATGAGTATGTGTTTTTGTTAACTAAAAAGCCTCGTTATTATTTTGACCACGAGGTGATTAGGGAGCGCGGGGTTATGACAAGAGGCGACAGTGCTGGTTCTAGCCAGAGGAACACCATTAAAACGCATGGGGTTGGTGGCGGTAATAGTGGAATAAACGTCGCTAAGGAAAAGCTTGCTAAGGAGATCGAGGAAAAAGGTTTTTCTACTCGAAACAAACGTTCAGTGTGGACTGTTGCAACAAAAAGTTTTAAAGGCGCTCACTTTGCAACTTATCCCACTGAATTAATCGAGCCTTGCATTTTGGCAGGCTCAAAGGAAGGCGACACGGTACTAGACCCATTTAGCGGAAGTGGTACAACCGGTCAGGTTGCAATGCAACACAACCGCAACTACATCGGTTTAGAGCTGAACCCTGACTACGCAAAGATTAGTGAGAAGAGGCTGCGCGATGCACTCGGCATGTTTGGCGAGATTAAAATTATTGACTAAAAACTTGTTCGATAGAATAGAAGTGCCCTTGCGTAACTACCACTCAAGTAAAAATCAGACGTTATAATTAGATAGGACTCGCCCTGTGAGCATCGTCAAGACCAGGGTAGTGCTTCACCGGATGGTGCGGGCGTGGTGCAACTCCACAGAGTCCACTGCTCACAGTTGGTCACTTGCTGTGGGGTCAACTTCGCCTAGAGTTTCGTCTCTAGAGAGTGACAAACAGCATTACCCTTCGCTCTGCAACGGTTTGGGATGGGAGTACTCGTCCGACTGGAAGTTGCAAGTCAACGGTGATGGTGGGGGTCAGACCCATTGCTAAGGCAGGTCTGGCCCCGCTAGCCCCCGTAGTCCAATCGGCAGAGACAGGCGACTTAAAATCGGCACAGTGTGGGTTCGAATCCCACTAGGGGCACGGTGGCTACCAGCTTTGCTGGGGAGAAATCCCACACCCGATCCCGTGAGGAGTAGTAGCAGGAGTAGCGGGACTTTTTTTGTTATCTAGAGGCGACTTTAGTAAATGTCAGTTATAAGTTACAGCTCGTAAATATCTGGGTTTTTCTTGGTTTCTTTTGGAGACCTCTGGGTAATGATCGAAGTGAGTACAGACAAGAAGGCAGCTCCGAGAGACACGCTAAGCATGTTAGTCCAGTTAACTTCAAACAGTCCTACTGTCCCAGTTCCCAAGAAAGCTAAGGCCGCTTGTGCCCAAGTTTTCACAGCACGTTCTCCGGCATAATTCAAAAATTCTAAGCTAAATAGTTTCATGGTTCGATATCCAAATCTTTGTTGATCTTATCGTCTATTGTACTACCTGCCACATATGCCGAGACGATAATTGAAAGCAAAGTGACACCCCCAGTGATAAGTGCCGTAGCAACTTCTGGGTAAATAAAAAACGCAACTGCACCAAAGACAACCATAAATACAGAAACTCGGTATGAGCCGTAAATTAGTCTTCTACGAAACTTCCAGCGATCTTTAGGATCATCGTCTTTACCAGAGATAAAAAACAATCCATCCCATGCAACCTGTGCGTATTTCTTTAGAGTGGCTTTCCGCAACACTTGCAGACTTCTCCTTTATCCTTTTGGGCAAAGAACCTGCTGAGAAGCCCGAAAATCGATTCTGAGGGACTTTCACCCTTCTCAGCGGCAACCACATCAGAAGAGTCCTGTTTGGGCTTCTGTGGCTTTTTTACTGGCTCTTTTTTTTCTTTTTCTTCTTCTTTTTTCCGCTGTATGGCATTTTTGTCATATTCCTTTATTTTTTGGTCAATAAACTTTTCGATGTCAAAAGTTTTGGCATATCGAGGATCTGGAGTCTTGTGGATTGTGACATGGACGTGATCGCCGCGACTGCAATCCCCGCTATTCCCCTGACGACCTACTGGCTGGTCAAACTTTAGTTTGTCGCCAACTTTTAGGTTCTTCATGCAGGTTGATCCATCGCTGTGCCCTTTACCATCACAATCTGTGCCATGAGTCGCACAGTTCAAGTGAGAGTAGCCAACATAAAGACCTTCGTCATTTGTTTTCTGTACAATGTACCAACCGAGACACTTAGAGTAATCAATTTTTACAACCTCACCTGCGGTTACCGCACGGATCAAATCTTTCTTTTTAGGACTGGCGTAGTCGGTTCCGCGATGTGGTGACTTTCTGCCAGCTGTTGCGCCATATTGAGCTGTTATGTAGCTCTTTGGCATCGGATGTTGCCATTTGTTCATTTAGTTTCCTGTCATTTGTATTACTGCAACAGCCACAGCACCCACACCCGCAGTCAGGGCAGCATACGCAACTTTCTCTAGCCATGCGGTCCTCGCTTCCCTTAGCTCAAGTTCACGGACTCTGTGCGGCAATTGCTCTATAGCGGTAAGCCTCTGCGACAACTCAATTAGTAAACGCTCATTGGTCAACTGCTTCTCATAAAGCATGTTCATCGTCACACGAGCTGATGGTTGCTCACCGGTATTGGACATTTATTTACTCCTATGATAGATCGCTGGCGTGCCAGATTATTTTGATAGTATCTGCGCCCGATCCACTTAGTCTGTAAATTTTCGCTGTAAAGCTGGTAGTCGTAGTGGGGCCGACAACCATTACTGAATAGTTACTTGAAGAGGAAATGCCCTCCACTGTGCAAGTAACTTTTGGAGCTGAGTCCATAGTTGCACCAAAGTTGATTACAACATTATTGCTATCTCCGGTGTTCTGTGGAACATCGCCACCCGCAACAGAGTAAGTTCCACTTAGGATGCCTACGCTGTCTGCTCCTTCGGCTATGGTTTGCAAATGAGATTCTAAAGGTGCAATGTTATCGCTTGATGTCGGATAAGTAACACCCTTAGTAGTTGTATTTGCCATGAAACTATTCTACCTCATCATTATCTTTTGACATTGCGGCGATAACAGCCTTTAGCGTGGCTATCTCTTGTGCTTGATTGCCAATTTGCTCTTTGAAAGCAGCGATAATGTCATTTACGTCTAACTGGTTATCCATTTTCTAGCTCCGTTACTCTCTGATTTAGTTCTTGCAATGCTATAAGCAAAGCAGAAGTTAGCTCTGCGTATCTAATTCCATCTGGGATAAGGTTGCCATTTTCGTCTTTTGCATAAGAAACAAAAATATCTAAGCCAGTTCCCGCTAAGTCTTCAGCTATAAACCCAGGATAGTCTCTAGCTTTGTTTCCATAAACTTCATATTCATCTTTTAGCTTGAAGCTCTTTGGTTGCATTGACAGAACGTCTGATGCGGAAAGCTCAAGTGGTTTTACGTCAGTCTTGTAGCGAATTGATGAAGTGGTTCTAATTAGAGAACCTTGGTCATTGATAGAAGCTCCAGTAGTGCCACCACCGATTAAGTTGTTCAGCCTAAAGTTTCCACTCAAATCAACGCTGGTGTCAATATCTACTGTGTTTCCAGGACCGCCGCCCAGAATGTCTATACCACTATTAGAACTTAGCACAAGACCATTTACACCCTCAACCGTAGTGGTTGTTTGACCTTTCACGGTGAGTTGACTTTGCCCCAAAAGATACATTCCATTAGTTGAGTCTGCATACACGAAACCCACAGCAAGAGATGAGCCATCTCTGTAGAAAGTTATTCGGTCATCATTTGAAATAACAACTCTTTGACCAGAAGAACTTGTTTGAATTGTAAAACCAGTAAGTGTTCCTGCGCTAATTTGATTAGCCTCAATTGATCCAGCGTAAACGTATTGAGAATTAATTTCATCAGCAGTAATTGTTCCAGCTTCTATTTGATCAGCAGTAATCGAATTAGCTTCAATTTTATCGGCGGTAACACTTCCGTCTGCAAGCTTTACGCCGTTTAGTTCTTGGGTTTCTGGAACATAAATATTGTTAATTAGGGCTTCTAAAGAATCTTGCTGAATTGCCAAGTCGACAAAAGCTTTGTCAAGTCTGTTGTAGCTTGCTTGTAACTGATCATCTCTTGTGCGGTTATTTATATTGCTCTGAGTAAAGTCTCTTTCAAAAGTCTGAATTCTTGACTGAATTTCTCTAGCCCAAGGCTGAGACTGTCTAGGTAAGTAATTTTTTCTAAAGCTCATTATGCCTCCGCTAAGGGTATTGTAGTAAATTCATTGAAGCTTAGGTAGTCATCAAGTGAATCTTCTGGATCAAATGCAAAGTCGGTTAGTTCATCAAATGTTTTGCCAGTCCACTTTGAATTGAAGTCAGCAATTGACGCACAGCTAACAGCTTCTATTTTAGTCGTGTTTTGATTGAAGTTTGCAGATATAACCCTAAACTTATTGTCTTCGTAAAAGAAAGTAGATCCAATAGTATTTGCAAAGCTAGTGTCGACTGGGTTACTTATAGTCAGTCTTATGTTTGGACCACAGTTGAATTGAGCAGCAGCTAAACCTCTTGAAGCAATATCTAAGGGCTTGTTCATAAAATAGTTTTCTACAGTTGCTGGTTGCTCAAGCTCAGAAGTGTAGTCGCTGTCTGCACCAGTGTAAAAACTCTTTACCTTCTTCTCAAAGAAGACACCTGTGCCAGTTATCCATAAAGCAGGAAAAGTAGTATCGCCAGTAGACTCAACACCTATTTTGTATGGAGCTAAAGTATTCTCGCCATTCACTCCTTCAATTTCAAGCACAGTTGGAGCAATAATTGTTACTTCAATTTCATTTGGGTTTTCCGTTAGCGATACATTTAGTCTTCCACCTTGTGCCGCCCATTGAGCTGGAAGAATCGGCAAGTCATCAGATCCGACAACAACATACTCACCACTTGCTCCAGTGTAGGGCAAAGAACTTATTTGACTTACGTTGAGAGGTTGGTTCACGGACTCTAGAGACGCTTTGATCGGGAATCGCTTGATTAGCACTTCACCAGCTTCTACTTGCAACTGATCGTTGATGCTAACATTTTCCAGCCCAAGAACTTCGTCTGTGCGATCTTCCTCTTCTGTGATTATGCCATTCTGCTTGTATTCAGTTTCATAAATAGTTATGTCTATTCTCTGGTTTGCGTCAAAAGAATCAATCTCAAGTGAAATGTCAGAAGCATTGCTCACCAAGTCGGCTGTGCGGTCTTTTGCAATCCTGAAGTTCAAAGTGTATTTGTCGATAAACATTTCAAACGGGATGTCTTCATTGTCACTAGCTGACACTCCAGCACACAAAGCTTTTAGTTGCTCCCAGACGTTACCTTGCCAGCCAATAAAGCTAACTTGCTTGGCTTCTAGATAAGGCAAAAGCTCAGAGTCATAGACGGGAAAAACATCAACTAGGTTGCAGTAAGTGTCTAGGGCTTCTTTGAGAGTAGCTCCAGTTCCGCCAACAGGAGGAGCAGTTCGTTCAACATCTAGTCTTGCTTGAATTGTTTCGCCAGTAACGCTTACTAGCTCGTTGTTTTTAGAAATTTTTCTTACTTGAAATTCAATCTCATCATCGCCGTCAATGACGCTCATTGTATTGTTGATCAAGAACTTACTACTTGGGTGAGACGTTGCCGTCTTTATCTCATTGACTGCAATAGCCTGGAATTGAACTTGACTTGTGCCACCAGATAGCTCAGTAGGCTCAAGACTTGTAACATCTTCAGTGTAAGAATAGGAAATCTCTGAGCCTTTTAGCACAGAGCCACTGCCTGTTAGCTTGAAAGTTTTTGCTGACATTAGACCTCAATCCACTGAGTAGACAGACCTACTTGTCCTTCGTTTATGTTAGCTGAGTAGTATTCGATGTTTACCGAATTGGAAAATTCTAATCCAGTTGTTCCCCTGCCAGAGACGAAACCGCCAGACTCTGGGTAACCTGTGCCTTTTAGTATCTGAGCAATCATTCCGGCAACTGTAAAGTCGTAATCGTCTCCAGCTGGATTATAAAAGTAAATGTCAACCTTTGAGTAAACAGTTCCACTAATAATTGTGTTAGTCCTGTTGCTTGAGGTAACTGAAATTACATCAGGGTTAACGGACTCAATGCTTCCATCGCTTCTTCTGTATCTGTCAATTCGCACACCTGCGGAACCCGAAGCAACCTGTCCGTGCCAGCCAAAGTGCAAACTGTAGCCATCAGGAATAATCAGGGTTAGCTTTTTAGTGCTGTCCTGTTCCGCTGTATCGCCTGACGTATATCTAACTGAAGTCGCTGGGTAATTTAGCAAGTTGCTGGCAGTATCTACATATTCAAATGGAGCTACATCCCAAAGCTGTGGCCAAGATTGTTGTTGCAAAGCAGGAGCCGCCCAGTGAGGTGGAAGCAAGTTCATGTTGGTTGCATAAGGATCTAGCCAGTAAAAAGGGCCCTCGCCATAAATGCCATCTGAAAAGTCCTTGATTGTTTGCAAACTGTTTTCAAGCTCAGGAGCGTTTAGCGATCCTAGCCAGTTTGCACTAAAACGCCTGTGAGAGCCTCTAGAACGGTTTATATGCACTCTACCGTTTAGTAACTGCGACTCGTTGTAATAAGACTGTGAAGAGGCGTTCAAGCCTGTTCTAGGGGCATTTATCCAGACTTGGTTCTGGTCGTTGCCAAAATAAACTTTTCTATCCATTAGTTCAAGCCTCGCTGTGCCAGTAAGCTGTTGCCATCATTAGCAGACTTTGCAATTGTGGCATTATCTGTATACAAGCTTATCGGTCTTTCCATAGCAGCCCTGAGCAATGCCCTATCCTCTGGAGAAAGTTGCATAACTCCTGAACCGTTGCCGCTTCCGCCACCGCCAGACATTACTGGGTTTGCCCTTACCATGCTTTGATTTAGAGCGTTCATAAACGGAAGACCGTATTTGTCAACAGCATTAGCTTGGATCACATACTCGCCGTCTGAAAGCATTGCTGGGATGCTGTCGCTTCTTGGTCCACCAGGACCGCTTATAAGTCCGCCGTTGCTATAACCGCTAACCAGTCCTCCATTTGCCAAAGCGGTGTAACCAAATCCACCAGAGTAAAGTCCAGCTGGAATAGCATTTGCTACCGTTTGAGTTATAACAATGTCTTTTTCAAGATCAGATAACCTCTTGTTTGCTTCATCAACAAAGTAATCAATGTCTGCTAAAGCAGTGTCAATTTCTGCACTTATTTCAGTTTCAATATTTTCAGGAATGTCTTCCATTGAAGCAATAAGTTCATCCTTGAGCACATCGGCCATGCTACTTGCTTCATCTTCGGTGTAGCCCATTTGCTTTGCGTTTTCTTCAAATGCTGTTACCTGCTTGTCGATAATGTCGTTTAGATCAGCACCCTCTTCGGCATTGATCAACATAAAGGCTGTTGCGTCAGCATATTTCACAGCAAGATCTTCAAGAGCACGAGTTGCTTCAATTGTTTCTCTAGTGCTTTCGGTTCGCACGTCAATGATGCCTTGTTCAGCTTCTGCAATATCATCCTGCGAATCGGCAATGTCTTGATTAGCATCTGATATATTGTTTTCTTCACCAGATATATCAGTGTCTATACCTTCTATTTCAGCACGAATGGCTTCAGCTCTCAGCAGGTCACCGTAGCGTAAAGCAACCTCTAGCTGGTATTCGAGTGTCCCTCTTTGAGCCTCTAGCTCTTTGATAGCAGCGTTAGCTTCTTCAATAGCTTGCCTAGCGTCAGTGATTTCTTCGTTTGCATCAGCAATGTCATCAGTAAAGTCTTGAATGGCTTCAGAGGCTTCCTCCTGTGCGTCTTCGTAGTCAAGCATCGCCAGTGTAATTTCATCAAGTGCCCTAGCCTCTGCAAACCTAGCTTCAAGACCAGACTTTACTGATGAGGCAAAAGCATCAATTGCTTCAGCAGCTGTCACTGCTTCTTCACCAGTGTTGTTCAGGACCGTGTTGAACCTTTGCATTTCTTTTGTGCTGGCAACTCCGGTAACTCCGAGATCATCAAGCGCTCTATCAATATGACGCAAGCCGTTTTCTCCGACTCCCATATTTGAAAGCACAGTCCTAAGGGACATTAGTGAGTTTGCAAATGATTTTACATCTCCCTGGGACTGATCTGCCAAAGCGTCAATAACATCAAGAATGTTTTGTACGTTTTCTTGACCACGTTCACTCCAGATACTAAATACTGCAGTGTTTTCTTGTAGTCCTGTGCCGAGTGACCGAATTGCATCGTTGACACCAGCTTGCCTATTAAACCAGTTAAAGGTTTTTTCTAATTGCTCTTCTAGTTTTTCAAGTGCAGTTTTTGCAGTTCTGCTGGAAGTACTGATTCTAGAAAGCGCATCGGAGATAGCTGTTTCATAAGACTCAGCAAAATCTCCACCAGTTGTCATCGCACTGTAAATTGCACCCAAGTTAGTAATGACATCTTCACTAGCGTCTTCAGATGCTTCTGCAGAAGCAAGAAAACCAGCGACAATTTTAGCAGCAGCACTAAAATCGGGTTCTACGGCTAAACGAAGTCCGAGTTTTGCATACGCTCCGCCCATTTCAGACAAAGATGCACCAAATAAACCTCTTGTTCGGTCCCAAATATCAGAGGTGTCTTCACCTTGTTCACCAAGGGCAAAAATTCCAGCAGACACCCTTTCTAGTCCACCAATTACAGTATCGTCTTCTGCGAAGCCTGCGGCAAAGGCAGAATCTAAAAAGTCCTGCAGATTATCTAGGTTGTCAGAAGATGCCTTGCCCACTCCATCAATACCCTCTTCAGTATCTTGCAACCCAAGAGCAAGCTCAGCATAAGCTTGTGCGTTATCTTGGTTAGCCGCTTCTTCTTTACCGACTAATTTTAAATAATCTTTAACGTTATCGTTTAGAGTTTTTTGGCTTTTTGCATTATCATCAGTTGAGTCGGAATTATCGTCAAGCTCATCAGAAGCTCCTTTAAGACTTTTTTGATATTCTTTCTCTGCTTCAATCCCGTCTTGAATTTCAGTATTTATTCCTTGAATATACCCAGCGGCATCTTGATATTGACTAAAGTCAAGATTACTTAGTTCATCAAACATGCGATAAAAATCTTCATTAGTTTTAGCATCAGCAAAAAGATTAGAAATAATCTCTGAAAACGCAGGGCCAAACTCAGCTTCTATTCCTTTAAGGGCAGCATCAACATCAAATTCTTCATCTAAAGGAGTGGCATCGTACTTAATTTTAAAGTTAACTATCGCATCATCAATACTATCCATAAATGAAAGTTGTCGCTCAACAAGAGAAACGCCTCCGCCAGCTTTCTTAAGTTCTGCTTCGTAAATTTTATTTATATCTAAGCCCAATTCCTTGATAACTTTCTTATCAGTATCCGAAAGGTCACGCTGATACTCAAAGAAAGATAATTCTTGATCGCCGATTGGCTCTTTTAGTCCTTCAAATATTAACTCACGGTATCTCTTGCCATTATCTTTTGCTATATCTAAATCAGCGTCTTCACCTTCTGGCACAGAGTCGCGATATTCCTCATAGAGGTCAATACCGAGTTGCAGAGCGTCGTTTACTTTAATTTGGGAATCTTCTAAGTCACCAAGTGTTTTTACCCTTGCTGATTCAGCGTCTTGCTCTAATGCGTTTGTGAAGGCTTCTAGACCGCCAGCTGCCGCAACACCAGCTTGCCCAACTTCTCTAAGCCTCTTCGCTTCTTCTTCAGCTTTCTTGGCAGAACTATCAAAAGCTCCACCCATACCAAGAACGGCAGTTCCAGCCAAAGCTATTCCGCTTGCAATTCCAACCCAAGGAAGCAATCTCAAAGCGACACTAAGACCCCTTGTTGCAGTTGCCGCTTGAGCGTTAGACAAAGCAAGTTGTTGATTTTTTTTAGTAAGCGTCCCAGCTAATACCGCAGCTTCCATTTGTTCTTTGTTTAAAAACTCTAAGGCTCCGGTTTTCATCGTAACTGCAACTGTTGTTCCATCTATTTGACTTTTCAAAGCCTTTAAGGTAGAGATAAATCCAGTTGCTCCAAGAATGTTCATGCTTTGCATCTGACCCATTTTTGCCATTGCAGTTCTCATGGCCAAAAGCTGTGCGGTTGCTATGTTCAGCACAAAGTTCATTCCTGCAAATGCTGCAGTTCCAGCTGCTAAAACTGTTATTGTGCCTAGAAGAAAACTACCGACTGGATTTTCTGCGAGTTTTGTGAACCATCCTACAAGTTCTATAACTGGATCCAGAATACCTGCTAAAGCGGCAGCAAAAGGTCCAGCAGCAGCAGCTTGGAAAGCATCAAACGCATTGGCAAGCCTTTGTAGCTTGGAGTTTAGGTTATCCTGTGTTTTTTCATATACATTAGCTAGTTCAGTACCCTCAGCGTAAGCCTCACTCGTTTCACGAATTGACTTTTCATAGACATCCATGTTTTCAACAAGCCTCTGAATAACGTCAACAGTTCTCCTGTTTACAAATCCAAACTCATCTAGCTTGACTGTTAGGTTATCTACGCTACCAAGTCCCGAAAGAAACTCACTAAAGAAGGCTTCTGGATCAGATTCAAATAATTCTTTAGCGGCTGTTTCGGTCAAGCCCATGATGTTTGCAAAGTTTGTTATGTTTTCAGATGTCCCCTGAACGGATCTATTCATTTCAGAGAACAACTCTTGAATCGCACCTCTGGCTCGTTCTGGTGGCACAGCTAGAGAGGACAATGCCGTAGCCAAACCAACAACTTGGTCCCCTGCAAATCCAGAGTTAGCAGCAGCCGCTACGATAGACTCTGACATTTTCAAGATTTCTTTTTCTGTTGCAACAG